ACATCCTTAGCAGGTGCTTTCCAAGATGCTGCTTTATACAGTTCACCAGTGTTCTTGTCAACAAATGCGTGGACACTCTGAGCACCATCGCTGCATGTTTGAACGATCTTGTGATACTTACGACCAGTCACAATGCTGAACTTGTACAAATCTTTGCCTGCTTTGTACTCTTCAATACGCTCTTCCCAGTATTGTGGATTGTCAGAGCTAGGCATCAAGAACTGAGCACGCTTGATGGACTGTTCAAGGAAGTTCTGCTCCAGTGCTTCACAAAGCATTTTGGTATACTTGAGAGCGTTAGCAGCGATTTGCTCGCGAGCGTCGGCAGTAGCAGCGAATTCAGAGAAGGTCACAGTCATGAGGTTTGTTTGTTTGATGAACTTAGTATAGCAAGGGGAGGAAGCGATCACACGCTACCCTGTGCAACTTCTGCGAGTGGCACACGCTTGACGGTCAGACGACGCCATCCACGCACTTCACGGATAGCATTGACAACCTGGTTCACCACGTTGTTGTGCTGACGGTTAAGACCACGCATGGACTTGGTAGCAGGACGTGTGATGTAGAAGATGCTGGTGGTCAGGTCTTCGTTGCAGATGCTGACTTCGTAAGCGTTGGGCATGAGGTCCGTTCCTTTGACTCTTTTAATATACACGGTTTCCGCGCCCTGTGCCACAATAGTGGACACTTCAGGAACTGGTCAGCTTAGACACGCTGATTGCCAGCAGGAATGCGATCATGATTACCACATCCCACGATTTGGTGCGGATGAAGTACGGAACTGATATAGCATCAGATACAACATGCGCTATGACTCCTGCAGTTACGTTCACATGCAGCACAACAAAATAGGCAGCGATGACACCAACGCTCCCTGCGATCCGCGCCACTACGTCTGTTTTCATTACCACTCCGTGATGTTCTTTACCCAGTCTTGTTGTAGCAGTTCTTTTACCTTGGTGCAGATATAGTCATCATTCTCAATACTCTTGCCACCCTGCTGGTGAGCGAAGAGACACTCATCTGACTCAATATGTGCTATGAAATCTTCTTTTGTAAACCATACGATACGTGAATCACACTCTTTCATGTTGATACCACAGAATATCAATCGCTCCCAGTCTTTGTCACGAGACACATGGTTAATAATAAATGAGTCCTTCTTCACACTACCTTTCTTATCACGAGTAGCGAGAGAGAACTTAATCTCAGTCAGTATATTACTGATGACACGATCGTGTCCAGCAGTGGATGTCTTAGCACGTTTCACCCCATACTTGTACATACACTGGGACACAAATCGCTCACCAAACTCACCCTTTTGTTTGGGTGACATGTACACATACCCCTTGAATGGAGTATCTTCCCAAGGATCTTGTACGTTGGAATCAATGTAGTCACGGAGACTACCATCAGCAAACATAAAGTCAAACATAATCCTTGGGAAGTTGATCCTATTATAGCGTGTGACAGGTCAACATTCAATCTGTTGGATCAGTTCGTCAACTGTCACCTCTAGCTCTGCTGCTTTCAGTTCAAGTGCCATCATACCAGCAGTGTCATCATCACTCATATCCATTTCATCCATGTCAGTGAGTGAGAGCATCTTGTCAAACAGCATGTCAACAAAGTTGCGATCGTCTTGAGTGATCATTGTTCTAATTTAGATTGGAGGTGGTTGTACAGTTCACTAGCATCAACGTTGTGATGGTAGGAATATTGTGCTGTGTGCCCCAGTGGACACCCCATCATCATATCCAGCAGGAATTTGATCTGAGAGGGTGTCAGGGGCACTGAGGAGGTCTCAGTAGTCATTGTGGATTAGAGGGGGAATAGAGACGCTCCCAGGTGCCTCTCAGCACATCATGGGAGCATATTCGGAACGAGGCATTTTGTCAGTGTGGTAGTCTGTAACCTCAGCACCGTTAGCAATGCGTGATGCCCACTCATTCTTGGCGGTGAGCATGGTCACAGTGCTATAGGACTTCAGACCATTAGAACGCCATGTCACACGCTTCTGGAAACGCTTGACGCCTTCATCAGCGATGTATGCTTCAGGAAAGAAGTCAACGACGGTGACGTTCGTGGTGAGTTGCATGGGTGGTTCCCTTGACGACTCATTTAATATACACGGTTATGGGGTGCTGTGCCACCATAGTGGACAGCTTGAGGAGTGTCACACGAACCGTGGACCAACAACCCATCCTACGATACTCTTTCTTACACCTTTGGTAACTGGTGTTACTCTGTGCATTGTTTCAGATGGAAATACTACCATAGTCCCACGTTTCTTTGGTGCCGTGAATATCTCACACTCAGGTTTATCTCCTTCTGCAGAGTCAACATTGTTGAGATATGCTAGTTCTAGGTCACCACCTTCATAGTCATCATTTAACAGGACAGAGTAAGATAATTTGCGAATAGACTCTTGTTTCTTATCAAGAATTACATCGCGATGCCATTGATAGTAGTCACCTTCACGATAGTAAGTGTATTGAAATTTACTCTTATCATGATAAGGACTCAAATCAAACTTATAAAACTTCTCATTTATCATGTTGAGATAATGCCTGAAGAATGCTCCAACCCACACTTCATCTTGCATCATTTTGATCTTAGTAGATCTGGTTGATGAATTGTGTGCTTTTTGAAGTGGGTTGAAGATCATAGCTTCATAGAAGTCTCCAGAATTTGGAGAATCTAACTCTTTAATGATCTGATCTAAAATAACATCTGCTAACTTTAGGTCAGCAAAACAATGATTGATCATGATTCACCGTAGATAGGGATGATGTCAGTGCGACAATGCTGCGTCTTGTTGATGTGTTGTTCCCACAGAGCGGCGTCGTCCAAATTGTAGAAGATCGCTTGTTGGCGGGCGGTGCCCTTCTTCTTGTTTTTCATCCACACAACTGCGTACTTCATGCCAAAATTGAGAATAAACTAAAAGGTTAACATAGTGACGACCCCACCGTGAGTTTGCACTCTTGGGTAGTGGGATGTCTTTGAAACAAATGGTAATGTACTCTTCACATATGAAAGAGATGTAACCACATGTGCCATGATAGCACACTGGTTGAAGCAATTCAAAATCAGTTGACTTCATCAAAATACTTCCGATCCTTATTCTCTGGTTTAGGGAGACGGAACATTTCCTTAAGATCGTTTAGATCATTAAGTTGCTTCTGCAAGTTATCAATTTGACGTTGCAGAATTTCAAAGTTTCTATCATTGTTATTTTGCATCATCAGCATGTTTTGCACTGCTGATTTAAAATCTTCTTCGTTCATGGTGAATCAGTAACGCTGTGGTATTTTATCATACTGTAGTTTTTTGACAAGCTTTGGATCATCAATGAATGGATCAACTTCACGGTTGCCCATCATCAGATCATACAAACCACGAGCACGACAGTATGCTTTCTCGTGATATTCTATCACATCATTGATGCAAGATAGCATCTCTTCATATGCTTGTTTTGACGATACTTTGTCATCTTGGAGGTAATCGTCAATAGCATCCTGCATACGACATTGGCGTTGCTTTTCATAAGTGTTGTCAGGTCCAAGAATTGGTGATGTCACGAATTAAACTCCTCGTTACGACGGCGATCAAGGTATTCAATAATTTCACCACGCCACTCTAGCAATTCATGATAGCATTGCTGATCATGTGCATCTTGACGTAGTTCATGATCTGGTTTCAAAACACTCTCGTAAAAGATGAAGAAGGCATCTTTGCGTTTTTCGTGTTTGGTTGTGTTCCAGTCCATGTAATTGTAGCGTTGACTCAGGTATTTTAGATGGTTATGTGTGGAAATCCACGTTTCCTAATAATTTCTTTACGATTGAGGTCCCCAACCATCGTTTTCTGGGACACAATCATCATCGTCCACTTGGTCAACTGATGCAATGTCACATACTGGCACCTCATGTTCACCACCTACAAGATACCATGGCATAGTGATACCATGATACTCTGGGTGTGCTTGGAAGTCATCAGGATAGACACGATCACCCAGATACTTTAGTTCGCTTTCTGGAATAGCGTTGTCTCGTAACATTGCTTGTAGCTGCAAGTGTGTCAACTCGTACTGCGTTGGAACTTTCATTAGATCTCCATTCACGTCTCATTTGTTGGTAGGTTTGATCATAGGCAGCCAAGTCTCTAACCTTTTTAAATACGGCAGCAGCCTTGGACTTTTCATTGGTTCGCCAATCTTTCTCTTGGGGTCTGGTGTCACCAGAAACTTCATCGTACTTCCGTCCACTGGCATGATTAGCATACCTACGGGCTCTCGTAAAACCCATTTCCAGGAATTTCCTCGCCATGTCCATACCAATGAAGTCCCGTTTGGTTTTAAATCCAAGGAACATTTGGTATATCTTAGCAGAAGAGTCGCGAGCAGTAGTTTCATCTACAAAACGCCAATGAGCACAAATGTCGTTAGTATAAGGGCGCACCAGTAGAACCCCTTGTTCCCCTCTTCCGATCCGATAGAGCGGGCGAGTGTCATTATCTGTAAAATCAAGTTCCTCATAGGGAAGTTCATAACAAAATTCAAGCAAGGGTGTTCAACCGACGCTTTGCAACAATAGCACAGATGTCAAGGGTT